TTAGCGAGGCTCTGAGCCTTGGAACGATAGTTGCGGTTAGCATCAACGCTCTTGGCTTTCTTGGCCTCTGGTGGCGTTGTGATGGCCCCAGTGGAGTGAAGCTCGTAGACGTTTGCCACACGCGCTCTGCGCTTGACGCGCTTGTCACGGACAGACGTTGGACTGCCAAGAATGCCACAGACGATGCGACGACCTTGGACCAACTGCCAGTGATGCCCAGCGACGATCAGGAACACGCGATTAGCAGTGCGCTCTTTGACTGTGGCCTTCAGCCAAGCAGCCAGTGTCGGACCAGTGGAGCGGCTCAGTTTCATGCCGAATGACTGATACTCGCTCTTGATGCCACACATCGCCAGTGCGTCTGTGACTTCGCGAACTGAAGATCCTCTGATGGCCTTGCGGCCACCAACGTGACGGATCAATCGTGCTGCCTCACCAGTGGCCATCCCAGTGATGGCGCTGATGACTGCTGGACCACAGTAGCGGTTGGTGTCACCGCGCTGGTGGTTGACTGATTTGATGGTTAGGTTTTTCATGCTTTCTTCCTTTCTTATTGTGCTTGATATTCGTTGAACATTTGATCGATGTAATCGCTGGATGGCTCCCAACCTTGCTCATCGCTGTCCAACCAGATGTCACTATCGACAAAGTTCCAGTTGATGCTGCCATCCTCGTTGATGTTCTCTGGGTTGGCAATTGCTTTGGCAAACGCTGCTTTGTGCTGTTCGATGTATAGTGTCATTCTTTCTTCCTTTCTTAAAGTTCTTTCCCTTACACAATAGATATGGGGATGCCCCCTACATTTTACAAGGGGCAAAAGAAAACTTTTTTTATTTTGTTTGTTTTTAATTACTTAGAAGGGTGGTTCTTCGTCTGGTTTTTCTGGTTTCCAGACCAAATCCACCCCATGCATCGCCAGTATGTATTCGAGCAGCGTGTTACCCCACATGATAAAACAACAGGTATTCGCCAAGCTGATACTCGTTCTCCTTGGACAAGATTTCTTTCTGAAGGCGCTTAGACAGTGGATTGCCTTTGGTGCGCTTCTCCTCGCTGTAGAAGTCGCCCACGTCGAAGGTGGCCTCTTCCCATGCTGGCTCGTCTGAGCCGTGGCTGTTAGACCCACCCTTCGCATAATCGTAGTCGATGCGGATCTCGAACTCGCATCCGCGATGCTCTAGTGTAAGTGTTTGGCTGTGACTTCTCATATCTTTCTTCCTTTCTCTGATGGGTGGGGGCCGAAGCCCCTTGTTGTTTACGCTTTTTCTAAATCGTAGATGTATAGTGTTTGGTTTGATCGCGGCACACGTTTTGGATCGTTTGTGTGAATTGCAATTTGCGTTTGGACAAACACGCGGTCATCTGGGTGGAACCCTGCTGGATTGATCAATTCTTCATTGGTAACAACATAACGTGTTTCCACTTTCATAAGTTGTTGACCCATAGTTTTTTTGAACTCAGTCAATTCGCCTTCCAAACGAACAGGTTCAGTGTCCAATGCTTTGAAGCGTTCGATGTCATCTTTTGAAAGATTGGAAAGGTCGTCCATCATGTTCTTCCATGTTTCCCAATCAGCGCGTGATTGTTCAATGCGGCCTTCTGGATATTCTGCAAAGATTGCTTCGATTTCGTTGATGCGTTCAGCGATGTGTTTTTTACATACGTTCATTTTCTTTCTTCCTTTCTTATTAACCTTTTGAGATTGCTTCGATTGCAGCTTTTGCGCTGTTGTAACGAACTGGCTGATCACCAAACAAAAGTGGGAATGTCAAATACCATTCGTTTGATGCGCCACCTGAAGCTTGGCCACCTACTAATGTAAAGCCATAACGCTCACCACACCAGCTAGTGTAGCCCATCCACACACCAGCGCGTTCTTGATGGATGTGGTCAATTGCACCATAGTCAGCTAGGCGATTGTTTACATAAACTGCTTTTTCTTTTTGTACAATCTTGGTCATTTTCTTTCTACCTTTCTTAAAGTTTCTTCCCTTACACAATACATATGGGAACCCCAAAAGAATTTACAAGGGCAGAAAGAAAACTTTTTTTATATCGTGCAAAAACAGATAGTTACGCCTTGTATCCGTTTTGTCGAAGCTTCTTCTGGTAGTCGGTCAGCTCCATGTCAGCAGCGAATATTTCTTGGTCAATGCGAGGTCGCGGATTTAAACCGCGCTTTTCATCCTGAAGGTTTCGCACCTGTTGCTTCAGCCACTTGACGTGGGTTTTCTGAAACATCGTAAGCTCTTTCTGGTTATGAGTTTTGTTCTCCATTGTTGGGCCTCAATTTTGGTTTGATTGATTTAGACAGTGATTCAGTTTTATGGCATCCCATTGCTGTATCTTCGTAGTGATCATAGATGACCTCATACAATCCTGATCGAAGCGCCTGTTCGCAATGCTTGCTTGTTTCAAACCACACGACGGACTCGTAGCCCATTCCCTGTATCGCGTAGCTAATTATTAGTGCCGTCCAGACTTCCATTTTCTCCCTTTCTTGTTTCTTGCCAACGGACATGCTCCGCAAGCTCTGCCACCAGATGTGCGAAGTGTGTGGTCGGGATCTTCGCTATCCGTTGGCCGTTCTCGTAAATGTGTAAGCCGTCATCCCTGACGCTCCAGTGGTATGGCCATTCCATTCTGCTCTCCTCAAATTAACAGCGGTTGTAACGATGGGATATAATCCACATCATAATTCTCATTCTCAGTTTTGGGATAGTCTAAAACTTTGTAGTTTAGTTTCTGCCTTCTCAGCTTGCGCTCTGCCTTGCTGCCAGTGAAGTAGATGTATCGATGCTTGCGTGGCCGCTCGACATACTCCCTGACCTCGCCTTCCTTCTTGGGCTTCCAGTCTGTCCGACTGTGCAAGCCAGTGTCCGTCTTCAGGTTGGTGCGCTTCTCAGATAGGCCAGTGTAGATGAAGTTGGTCGCCTGATATACATAACCACAGTGGCCGCTATTTTTGTCAGCGTAGGACACAACGATGCTAGGCTTGGGCAACATCTTCAGTGCGCGTGACACAAAGAACGACGCTAGGTTTTTCTCGTTCTTCACCAAGAACAGCCTGTTCAGTTCCAAGACTTCATCCTTGAACTCTTTGCCACAGACCCCAATGCACAGGTTCAGACTTGGCGGTGTGCTGAATGTGCATACCCCAACCAAATCATTCCCATTGTACAAGCCAAAGGCATACATGATGCTGGGCAGTCGTTTCAGATAATGAGACTGTTCGATCAAGTCGAAGCAAAACTCTTTCTGGATTTTGATCACTCTGAAGTTTTCCAATTTTCTTTCCAATGGCCCCCCAGCTCCATGATCTGGCGTGACGCATCTGTCGCACCCTTACCCACGATCACCTTGTATCCCTCGTTCTCTAGGTATTCGATGATCTTCTTTTGATCGGGGGAAAGTCGCCCAGCTTTGCTGCGCTTCATCTCAATCCAGACATCCCACGCTGGGATAAACAGATCGGGGATGCCAGCAACAACGCCTTCAGCCTTCAGCTTTCGACCAGCTCCCACGGATCTCTTGCCCCCATTCGGAATGGCAAAGATCAAAACCTTGGGATACTTCGCACGAAACCAATTAACAAAGCCAACCTGTTCGTCATGCTCAGATGGTTGGGTTTTTGTAATCAAGTAGGTCGATGACGTTGTCCTCTTCCTCTTCGGGTTCCTCATAATCATACCTCACAATTCTGTCGAACTTACCATCTGGTTTTACCTGTATGCGTGTGGGCGTGTGCCAAAACTGGCACTCTTCCATCGCCTCATCTGTTGTGTTGGCCGTCGCGCCAAGATGAACCTTGCGCTGCATGTACTTCGTTGTGGCGTACCCACCATGCTCTGGACACAGCCACTCTGACACAGTCTTGAAAAACCCATAGCTGTAATCCACGCGGATGCTGTCGGGCTTGCCAGCCTTGCGCCAGCGGCGATAGGTGACATCCGTAACCTTAAACCACTCTGGCATCTGCGCCTGTGTCGAGATCATCGCGCCATCGTAACTTTCGCTTGAGTGGTTCAGTGTGGGTGGTGGGAACTCATGCCCACAGGATGGACACAGCGACACAGCAATCGCCAGATACGTCTGGCAGCTTGGGCATTGCTTAACTGGTGCTTCATCGTCACCACCCCCACCGCTCTTCGATGGCTTCACTTGATCGATAAATCCGTGGCGCTCGACGTTCTGGCCGTAGTCCAAAACCAGACAGTTTTCCTTACCTTCGAACAGACGTGTCCCACGGCCAATGATCTGGACGTAGAGGCCAGTGGATGCTGTCGCTCGAACCAAACCAATCAGATCCACGTTAGGCGCATCAAAACCTGTCGTCAGCACGTTGACGTTGATCAGGCAACGTGTGTCACCGTTCTTAAATCTTTCGATCTTTGCTGCGCGATCCTTCTGTTTGTCTTCACCAGTCAACACTTCAGAATAAATCAAATTATCGAAGAACGCATCTTGCAGCATATGCGCATGGTCAACGCCACTGGCAAAAATCAACCAGCTTTTGCGGTCGGCTCCAAGCCTAACAATTTCTTCAACAGTCTTGCGCACCAACTCAGGATCAGATGCAGCAACAGCCAAATCGCTCTCGACAAACTCACCACCTCGCTTCTTCACGTTGGTCAGGTCGATCTGCTGCAAGCCACCCTTACTGATGACAGGCGACAGATACCCCTGATCCATCAGCATCGTAACAGGAATGTCGTAGGCAATGCCATCAAAGATCGCACCCTTACCCTTGTGCAGATACCCAGACCCCAGTCGATAGGGCGTAGCTGTCAGGCCAACGATCTTAACGTCTGGGTTGCACTGCTTCAGGTCATCGATGAACCGACCATAGCGTGTGGTCGTGCTAGGTGGCAGCATGTGCGCCTCGTCGATGATCACCAAGTCTGGCGCTGGAACCATGTCGTATGCACGTCTGTATATACTCTGAATGCCAGCAAATGTAATTGGCTTGGTCAGATCCTTTTCTTTCAAAGACGCACTGTAGAAGCCAACTTCAGCTTCTGGGTACAGCTTCTGTAAACCTGACGCCCCTTGCTCCAGTAGCTCCTTAACATGCGCTAGAACCAGCACCCTAGTGTTGGGAAAGCTCATGGCATCCTTTATCATCTGCGCAATGATGGCTGTCTTACCAGCCCCAGTCGGCGCGACGATCAGTGGGTTGTCACCCATCTTGTTTGCCCAGTAGCTGTACAATCCATCGATTGCATCTTTCTGGTAATCTCTCAGTTCAAAGGTCATTTTGATTTATGCTCCTTCATTATCTTTTGCAGAAACTCTTCAGTCTGCATTGCTGCCTCAAACTCTGGGCCAAAAGACTGATGCAAAAAATACTCTGCAATGTTCGCAGTGGTCAGCCGACTAATCGACCCCCACTCTTCAAGTAGGTCGCGTGACCCAACGACGTTGAAT